ATCACAAGATTATCCATCTGTTGGGGCAAGTCTGAGTTCTACATGTGACGGATCTGCTACACACGGCGATCAAGAATATTACGAGCGTACTTCTGGCCTTCCACGCTCGACAGCACACCACCCCGTAAATGGTGCTGGTTGTACACGAATGTACCCAGCCCCCCAGGATATACTTGTAGGGGGTGGCTTGTTCCATCTACGGAAGTCTGAAAAGGACGCTGACCGTTATTAATCGGATTTGTAATCACACGACCCGGTCTCGGCTGACGGAATGTCGTGTGGTCAAAATGACGACGAGAAGCAATCGTTGCTAAATCGTATGCGTATTGTGCTTTCCGGAGTTCTTCGTGATAAGACTGCGACGGGATTTCCATAGGATATGTAATCGTCATAGTTGCGGGTCTCATTCCACCCATAAAATATTCACGGGGCTTATCGTACAAGGCATTAAACTCGGACGGAAACCGAACTTTGGGCTGTTTTACATAACCTTCAGCAATACGATTGACTGACATTCTATACTAACGCCATAGATTATTTATTGACACTTAATAACCGTGTTCCTTGATATGTTTTGACGCTTGTCCCAAAGTCATACCTTTCTCTCTCATCAGTCGGGATACTTCAGCACCACGCTTCTTTCTTGCGTCGGAAGCACCGGCCTTCGCACGACGCTTTTTACCTGTACCAAAGTTCAGCGTTCCAGCAGGGTTGTTGTGATTTATACCGCCATAGCCACCGCTCATCATACCACCTTCAAAATAAGCCCCAGCAGGGGCTGAAGGCACACGATGACGGGCGTGAGCCGTAGGATGTACACGACCCATACCCACCGTATTACGAGTGAAACCAAGACCCGGATTGGCTACACGGCCTACATCCACCGCTCCGCTGGGATCAGAACCATTACTGGGGCTTCCAAGGGCTTCGCTTACACCGTTGGGCTGTCCCATACCCCGTCTGGCTCTCGGGCGACCAGCACCGGGCATAGTGGGATTGTGATATACATTACCCATCTCGGCTCTCATCTGCTTCTCAAGAATGCGACCACGGGGCGTACGACGACCACCCTGTATCTGCGTGGCGATGTTATTGGCTTCATTCAGACCATTCATACCCAGAGCAACGGCTTCACCTACACCCGGAATGAAGGGAGCAACCGCCGTCGCTACTTTCGTAGCAGTAGGCAGGATTTTAGAGCGTAGGTCGCTATGGGGATTTACAAACTCATTCTTAATCTTACCCCACAAGTCTCCAAAAAACCCGTTCCCGTGGAGCATACCGTGAAGCATATGACGAGCGTGTTCGTCGCCGTGCTTGGAGCGAATGAACTCCGCCAACATCTTACCTTGGTGATAAGCAGGGTGTCCGCCACCCACGCCACCGGGCATTCCCATAGTGAATGTGGGTCTATCCATAGGCATACTTTCACTATGAAAGGGTGAAGCCATACGGTCAGACATACCAGCAGAAGTATAGCGTTGGCTCTTACCACCACTCATCTCTTCTTCTTCACTCTCCGATGAACTATCCGCCTTCTTCGCCTTTCGGGACTTCCGTTTACCGTGTCCAATCAGTCGGGACATAGAACGGGGAGCAGATCCACCGGACATCTCGGGATTATGAGCCATCTCGTGTTTCTTCTGACGCTGACGGCGTACTTTACCATTACCGTTTAACTGCGGGTGTTGGGAAAACCGTTCCATAGCCCGTTCGTGGGCGAGTTCTCCCTGTGCGTTGTGTGCTTCAATCAGGCCGGGTTCTCTGCGGAGCATTCTATAAACATACCTTATATTTTAATCGGCACGATTTACACCACAATATTTGCGATTACTAATCGTAAATATTGGATATTACTAAATGGTTAATCGGCTACTGCTTACATTAAGCGAGAAGCCAGAGAACGGCGACCACGCCCACCGCTCATCGCACCACCGGAAGAGCCATAGCCGAGTTGCGTCGCACCGCTCTTAATAGCACCCAGTACGCCACTGTCGGGAAGCATATTCTTAACCTGCGACACATACGGCTTGGTCTTCTCGTAGATTTCCTTGCCCTTGTTGAAGATTTCCTTCGCCTTCGTGAAGGCAGAGCCAAGGTTGGACAGGAAACCGTGTCCCACAAGGCGACGCATACCTTCGGCGTTTCCAGCAGGGGGAGCGGATATGATGTCGGCTTCTGATAGGACTGATTTTACTACTCGGCTCGAGCCGGACTGCGATTCGAAAAATCCCCCATTCACCGACACTACCACGATCTGGTAAGAAGACACGACGGCAGAAGTGTTGTTCTGTACCGTTAGGGCAAATTGTAATGTGAACGAGCCTGAAAGTCCGGCCGATTGTCCGCTCTGGAGCGTAATATCCGTGCCGGGCTTGAGAACAAGGAAACCGCCCACCGTGCTTACATTCGCACCCGTACGGGCAATCTTCGCCGAGCCAATCCACTCGGCATAGTCCATATCAAGACCGTTGTGTACGGCCATCTGGTACAACTGGGGCTGTTGGTGGGATGAGAGCAGACCACTAAAATTATCGAAGTTCACGCTGATACGAGTAGGCGGGAACATCCAATCTGCCTGTGTCGTGTCTGCGTAAGACTGGGGACGGCAGAAGATGAGTAGCATATCGGGGATCTGGGGAAGCACGATGGTCTGGGAGTTCAGCGTCTCCGTCGCACCAACGGCTGTCGTGAAACCCGATAAGTTCGTGATATAACGGGGGTACTCCATATACTCCACGACTGACTTGGGGGGCAGGGGAAGGTCAAGGGACGGCGTTAGGAACTGGAACAGGATCTGCGAACCCGAGAACACCGAGCCGTTGTAAGAAACGGAGTTGATGGTACGGCCATTCTGTGTCGTGGAACGAAGCACACGAGACGGAGCGACCATATTACACACGATCTGGATTGAGTTGATGCCGAACAAACCCGTCTCCCACTGGGCAGAGTTCGCAAAGATGAACGGGGACAGCACCAGTTTCTCCGTGGAAGTGAACTGGACGAACAGAGAGTAGCCCTTCGTGTCGTTTGTCGTGCTACGGAAAGGAACACCGTTCACATAGTCCACCGTCTGTGCCGTACCGTCGGGGGCGGTCGTGCTGTATGTGGCGGGGGTGCTTGAAATCGCCAGGGGCTGACCAGCAGGGTTCGTGAATACCACCAGCGGGTAAGCACCGTTAGGCACAAAGGCGGGTTGCTGACTGTCCGCCCAGCCGTTCAGGGGCGTATTCAGAGAGCCATAGCCCGAGTTGTATGACTGGTATGTGTCGTCCATCGTCGGGCAAGTACGAGACTTCTTGTTGTCAGCGTAGGAAGTCAGACGGAGAACCTGCTTGAGAATGTCGGAAGTGTTCATCGTGGTCGTGGTGTCGTTGATGGTCGCCGTCATCGTCCCGCACAGGGAGTGGAGCGGGAAGTTCGTCAGAGCCACATCCTGGCCAAAAGTCAGAACGGGCTGTTGGGTCGTGAAAGGGACGGTGATGGGGGCGACGGACACCGCTAAAGGGCAAGTGGAAGTCCAGTCGACGGCACGGTCGATAAAAACATTTTGCGAAGGCACATTAATATTGTAGGTGTGCTGGGTCGTGGTCTGCGAGATCGCCTGAAAAGGTACGGCCGTCAGGGACAACGCTCCCTTATTCACAGCGTAAGCGGGGCTGTGCTGTACGATGCGGTCATCAAAAACACTCTCCTTGGCGATGTCAGATGTGGCCATTCTATAACTTTAGCAAACATAAAAAAAATCCTTAAAACGCTACACCGGGTGTTAGACAGATTTATTGTTCCAATCCTTCTTGCGAAACATAAGTTTCAGGGACACGCTTGAGAGATTGAACATCTGTAAGGGGTAGAGTTGACCGTCCAGGCGGTTCTTCCAGAAAACGGCAATATCCACCTGCCGGATTTCATTCATACCGTTTTGGAAAGCCGTAATGCGGTACTCGGCCGTCGGGTTGTATTCAATAAAGCCACGCCAATCGGAAGCATTATTGAGACCCAGAGATATATCTGTAATGATGGGGTTGAAGGCGGATGGGGTCGTTCTCGCCGTTGTATTACTCGCTCCATACTGAACCGGGATGGTCTGCTGTTCATTCGCCACCGGAAGAAGGGTGGTGGTGAATACAATACTCGCCACCGGAGACCAAAGGGTACTGTCGCTCCCGTAGTCCTGCGTCATCACCACATAGTTCGGGGTCGTCGTGGTCAGCACATTCTGCCCTAAATAGTTATAGACCAACAGTTCATTCGCAAGACCGCTAATCGTGGTCGTGCTGGGGGTTGTAATGCCCTTGCTTCCCCAACCACCGGACACTTGACCCGAAAGCCCCTTTGGCTGTGGGATCGTAGCCCAGAAGCGATTAGCAAAGTTCGCAAACAGGCCATACATATTCGGATTGAAGAACAACTGATAGAACTGTGTCGCAGACCCGGAGTTGATAGGCGTACCGAGACTATCCATACCATACGCCGTACTGTCGTAATAAATGCTAAACAGATTAGTCGTAGGATTGAAAAACATCTTGGGCGGAACGGCCGTCAGCGTAGGAGCAGGGGCTACTCTGCCCCAACCACCGCTGTATTGAACTCCATTCACCGTAATAGGAGTACCAACCGGGGCGACCCATAGCGTATTGAAAGCCGTCTGTAGGGCTGTGTTCGCCGTCGCAAAGGTGTTATTGACCAGTTGTACCCACCAAGTGTAGGTGTATACCCAATAGTAGCGAGTGCTTACATCTTGATCATTAATACCACCATACGCCACATAACTCCAAGATGTGCTTGTTCCCGTGCTGGTCGCAGGGGGCGTGTTGCCGATGTTAGGGGCTTGGCTTGTACCGAAAGTAGAGACCCACTGGTTTCCAAGATAAGCCACTTGCTGGTTCTGAAGGTAGGGGTTTGTGATACTCCAAGCAGGGGCGGACGGGTAGGGCGGAACAGTCGGCACAGGGGCGAGAAACTGGTTCTGTGTCTCTGGAATGAACTTCACAAAGGTCTCGGGGCTGTACACAGAAATCGTCGTAGCCACGCCCGAGCCGTTGTTGTATGTTAGATTAGCACAGAGTGTCGTAGAGTAGCAGGTCAGATTGACATCGGGGGACACGCCATCATTTCCAAGGTTGTTGCCGTTCGTCAGAATAGTCGGAATGAAGAGCGGTAAGTCCTTACCAGCACCGTTCATAGAAAACCGGACGATAGAGAAGTTGTACAGAGAACTATCTTTTAGGATAGGCGTGTCTCTGTTCTCGTTAAACCGGATCTGCGGGTCGCTCAACTGACTATAGTTTGAATAGCCCGTGTTGTTATTGATGATGTCGGCGTTCAAGTAGATAATGTCGGGAGACTGGTCATCCTTCAACTGTTGCTGGTAAGAAACAGAAGTAGAGTATCTGTCAGCCATTCTATAACATATACTACTTTTTTATTATTTCGAAAGTTAATGCGGACACGAAGTCATCTGGCTTCAATCCCGAGTTCATTACCATATTGTAGAACTGGCGTAGTGTCTTCTTCCGATGTAATAATCTCGCCACGACCCATCTCCCGCAAGTATTAATGCTTTCCTTGTCTTGCTGGAAGTCGTAGGTGTTAAAGTACACCTTCATTTTTGATTGGCGAAGTAGGCGTGTTAGGTGTGGCTTCTCTTCATCAAGTTCCCGTAGTTTCTCTTTTGACAGCCATTTACGGTCTGCGTCGGGAGCAGAGCCGTAGGGGTCAAAATATTCTATCGTATCAGCACTACGAATGAGACCCGTCCAATGGCCAGTTTGGTCATTCTCTGTCAGGAAAAGCAGTACTGAACGACCATCCTTGTCAAATATCTCTTCTATGTCATCTACACCTTGAAGTTCCGGATATGTCATAATAACTGTCTCCCCAAGTATTGCTTCAATATCGGCATCTGACAGGGGATATGCCTTAATCTGTGCGAAGTCCATCTATTATTCGTATGTGATTTATTTTAAAAACAAAACTACCCCATAGTAAGATGAACATCTTTGAGACACGAGTGTATCCGCTGAACTATAGTACCGATGCTTTGCGGATTATGACTATGATGTCGTTTAAGGACGGTGAACCGATTGTACTCGGATCAAGTGGCGTTAGGTCGCAACAGTACGCAGGAGATTTTGACTTGTTTGAAACAGTCAAAATAAAAACAGCCAATCAGTTTGTGAAACGCTTTCAGGCTATAGTGAAAGAAATATCAAAGGCGGATGGTTGCTATGTTGGCGATATTAAGTGTGGGGAAGTAAAGGAATGGAAGGTGTCTCCCGACAACGCTAAAACCAAACTTGCTGAACTTCACTCAAACGGAATTATCACGGCCGATGAAATGATGGAAGCCAAGATGGCTCTTGTTGACCCCCTTACAGCGAAGCGTGAGATCAAGTTTGATGTTGTACGCTGGAAGCCATCAGAGATTGAAGCCGGTTTCGTGATACTCCGTGATGGTCGCAAGATGTCGCTGGAAGAAGCCTTGATGACAGGCGGACTAATCAAGATGGATGTAGTTGCTTGGCTCGGCTGGAGATATGTGGAGTTCAGCATTATCTATGATGTCTATGTAAACGGAAAGCGAACTGGTACTGTGGATTTGGACTTTGTGAAGTCGGTCAAGGAAGACTTGCTGTACTACAAGGAAGCCAATCCATTCAAGTATCTCAAAAGGCTTTTCTCATTAGCAAAGCACAATAAGGATACTAAACTCGGTGCGAAACTTGTACCCGTGCTAAATAGCGATTTAGGGCGTTTGTACTTGCTCTCTTCCGATATTGGAACGCTCTTGTACCTGCTGGAGAACTATGATCGCTTTGATCAAGCCCATATTCAAAAGGAACTTTCTGGGTTTCGTATGAGAATGGGAAATGTCTATGACATCCCAGCCTTCCTAACCGCAGAACCGCACTTCTTGAAAACGCTATGGGAACTTGAACACAAGGCATTCAATCCCAAGTCCTTTGAAAAGCCGTTGACTGAAATGAAGGACAAGATTGATGATGAGTTGGCGAAGGCTACTAAACCGGTTCTCAAAAAATTAGGATTATGAAAACCGAATACCAATAACCGAACGGGGGGAATAGTTTCTTGGGTATATAGCGTACTGGCGTGTTCTGGGGTATGTAAAAGAAAAATGGTTTGTATATAAACTACTGTCCCAATCGGTTATTGGTTATTGGTTATTGTAGGAAATCACTCCGTGGGAGTAGTCCCCATAGCGTCCGCATTCGGATACATACTCTCGAAGACACGCTTCGGTACAACCAGAGCAATATCACCAAAGATGAAGTCCCGAAGATCAGTAAAGGGAAGGGTACGATGTACGATCACATTCTCATTAATGGGCAGAAGGCCACGGCCAGTCTCGTTCACATAACACTTGGTGTACTGACACTTACGCATACCTTCCACCATAGAGTAGATGACGGTGTTCTCTGACAGTACCATATCGATATTCCAGCACTTGCGATCAAGGCTTTCAAAGTAGCCACCAACTGCCGACTGTAGCAGTTCCATATTCTCTTCGCCCTTCTCCTTATTCTTCATAATGCCCTTCACATACGGGTCGCCATTCACAGGGATTACCACTACATACTTATCCTTCTCGCCAACGAGTACAGAGCCATTCACACCATTAAAGTACACAGCCATCTTGTCGCTTATACTTTTATTTTGGGGGAAGTATATCGTTCAATTTATTCTATCAATCTGGACAGCGTGTATTTTAGTGATTTTCAAAGCCAAGTAATATCGTTTTTCAAGTTCATCTTATAACAATAGTAAAAGCAATCAAAGGCGGTCTGGTTCTTCCAATCTTTCACAGGGCTTCCATTCACAAACTTAATGAAATGAATGCGTTTCCTTGGGATTATAATCTGTAAAGGAATATCTTTATCATTAAACAAGTCGCCTACATAATGTGTAATGAGTTTACCTGTGGGTAGAAGAAGTACAAAGGGCTTGTTCAGTTCAATACACCTTTTGAATATCTCCTTTGTCTTGGAAAAAGGCGGATTACTAACTATAATATCGCCCATATCGCTTTCAAAGAAGTCCTTATTCTCGTGAATGACTTTGAAACCAAGTTCTGTCAAGTACTTCCCTGAAGATCCATCGCCGTAAAAGGCTTCCCAAAGTACCTTGTCTTTCGGGAGCAAGTGCTGAATGTTTTCCCAAGCGATTTTTGGTGTCATAAAGTCATCGTGTTTCTGATGGGGCATTCTATAATGGTAGAAGATTATATCTTTTAGCATTATGATTTCCCAAAAAAAATGAGTTTTTTATCGTACGCTTACTCTTCCGCTCCGAACCCGTGCTTTCTATTACACATACAGCACTTCCACTTGTCATCGCCACGGTTCTTCGATGCTGTCTTCCACTGCTCCAAGCAGGGTTTACAGTAGTAATGGCCACAGTTGGTAATCTCGAGAGCATCTTCAGCAATCATCTCCATACATACAGGGCATTCCCACTTCTTCTTCAGAGCCTTCGCCATCTCCTTCATCTCTTCCTTGATGTGATTGGGGATTTCCTTATCTTCAGCGACACGATTGACGACTACATACTGAATATGGTCGTCGTGAAGACGCTCGTGAATGGCTTCATAGTACTTCGCCCACGCATAACTACAACGCTTGTTCGCCCAGATCAACTTCTGCTCAACGGTAGGCATCTTGTTCTATACTTATATATTCGGAAATGTTTAAGCCGTAATTTCCGCAAACAGCCGGGATGTTCGTTCTGAATATTTCTTTAAGGGGGTACGAGCCTTCAGATTATTCTATCAATCTTAACAGCGTTGTTATACGCTTTAGCGTGGTTTTTTTTGGCCTTTGAATGAAAAATATTATTCATCATTCACAGTCCTTATGGGAAGCCAGAAGCGATCGCCTTCCATTCATCACAACTCTCATTTACAAGACAGATGCGATGATAGATTGTTCTGAAATCTCTATTGTCGAGTTCTGGTACTTTGATATTTACTTGTATTACTTCTCCATCGTACGGTAGGGCTTCTACAGGATAGTAAGTAATCTTTACACGAATGTCTCCTGTTTCCACATTACGAAATGGAAAGTAAGTGTCTTTGTACTTATCTTCAAGTAGAGTATTCACAAAGAAGTCATAAGGGATGTAAGCATCGAAGTACCGTCTGCGTGAAGGCTTATAAGGCATTTGAGCGTGTATACTTTCCCTTTGACAGAAACCAGTCGTTCAATTTACTCTATCAATCTGGACAGCGTTGTTATACGCTTTAGCGTGGGTTTTCTCCAATAAAAAATGACTGGCTGTGAAGCCCTTCATTTTTTATTTAACGCAGTACAGAGCCGATCCGCTCGGTCGTCTCGACCATACGCTTCAAGCACAGCATCTTCTCAATCTTTGCGTCTATGTAGTCAGCAAAGCCCAAGGCCTTAAACACATCGCTCTTGACTTGTACCCAATCTACCGTGTTAAGGATGGCCTTCTGTAGTGATGGGATATGGGACAGTTCATCAGGTACTACAGTATGTACAAGGAAGTCCTTGATGTCATCCATAGCGGTAATCCATTTCTCAATCACTTCTGTACTGTTCGCACCATCAACACCATTCACATACTCCACAATCGTCGTACACATCCAGGCATCAATACTGTCAGTCTCATACAGGGGCATCTTGCTCGTTCTGCCTTCCCTTTGA